TTATTGTCAGGTTCCCGCATGTGAAGATACATTGCGCCCATTAACGCAAGAACAGATGAGATGCCAGCGATTCTTTGAATAGCGCCCGACAGCGTCAAGTAGACAACCAAAGACCCTGAAATTGTGAAGCCCAAATTTAAGATACCAAATGTAAACTTTTTCATAAAAAGACCCCAATCTAAAATTTTAACTCCATTATTATACCTGAAAATACTTAACTGATTTATCCACTCCACGCCATCCCAAGCAAGTTCCCCGTTCATCTCTTCTTCCTCGGGCTTACGGGCGACATTATTACCTGAACTAGGTGAACCACCGGCACCGGAACCGCCACCAGAACCACCACCAGAACCACCAACAGCCCCAACAGCGCCAACTATGGCAACAGCAGCCCCAACAGCAAGAACCGTTCTACGATCACCGACATCAATATTTGAACCCAAAGCAACATATGTATCAAACACACCAGCGAACACATTGATTTCTTCCTCAAAAGATTCTTTAACTTCTACTGGGGCGTCCGTAAGTGCCTCGGCAATTTCAATACCCGTTTCTTCCGAGACCTCGGCAACAACGATTGCGGCAAACACTTCTGTCGCTTGTTCGCCGTCAATGCTTTCAAGCACTTTGGGGCTCGTTGCCAGTTCCGTTGCTTGGTCACTAGGAATACCACCTTCCTGTTCAATTACCAATGTGACAACTTGTCCAACTTGCTCGCTCGTAATCGTGTCTGATTCCAAGACGTCCACGATGACGCCAAGCGACTCTTCGTTAAGTTCATTACCCAAGACGGCGGTAAAGGTTTCAATCAAAACCTCGGTGCTTACTTCTTCGTCAAAGACTGCATCAAGTGCGGCGCCCAAATTGTCTGCGGTAAGACCGTCTTTCAATACATCAACGATAAGGTCAATGGTTTCTGCATCGGAAAGGTCATCGTCAAACACGCTGTCAAATATTGCTTCTGTTTCTGCTTGACTGAGATTTGTTTCAAGCAAGTCGTCAAGTACGGTCATAGTGTCTGCAGCGGAAATGTCCTCGTCAAATACTGCGTCCATAACTTTGTCTAGGTCGCCAGAACTAAGCGGACCATCAAAGATTGATTCCAAAGCCGACACCATATTCTCAGCAGAAGTATCTTCTGAGAACGCTGAATCCAAAACTGCCGCCAACTGTTCGCTAGTGATGTCTGCATCCAGCATTGTTGTTAGTGCTTCGGTGAATACATCTGCCGAAACATCTTCGGTAAACACGGCTTCTAGGACATTGTCGAACTGAATGTCGGTAAGTTCTGCGCCAAGGAGCGTGTCAAGAACAGCGCCAACCTCGTCAGCCTCAATATCAGTAGTGAACGTATTTTCAAGAATATTGTCCAATATGACTGTTGTGATTGGCTCGTTGTCTTCTATATCGACGACGGTATAATCATCTGGTGGAATTATTACTACTACCGTTTCAGTTTCTGTTTCAACTGGTTCAAGTTCTATTGGGTCTACTTCAATTGGTAGTAAAGTTGTTTCTGTTGATTCCCACCCTTCTGGGATGGTTACTGTTGGCAATTCGGTTCCAGGTAATGTTTCTGTTGGAAGCGTCACCGTTGTGGATTCTGTGTCAGGGTCTGGGTATTGCGGCAGTGGCACTGTGGGTACGGTTGGCAATACAACGGGTTCGGAGACTGTAGACGTAGTGCCAGTGTCTACTGGCGGAACATAAACAGGGGTAGCGATAGTCGTCGTAGTTGTAGTAGTCGTAGTAGTCGTAGTTACTGGAGTCGGGTCAAGAACGGTTGCATCAACAGTTACTTCAGGACCATAGGTGCAACTACCAGTTCCAACTCCAACACACCCACCCGTCATTGCTTTGATACCAAAGCGAACTGGTCCGTATCCAGTCGTGACAGGATTACTACCAGAAAACATTCCTGTGCTTAACGAGTAGTTGGTTCCTTGATTAGTCCAAACTCCCCAACCACCTGATTGTGCTCCACCGATTACGGTGAGGTCGTAGAAACTAACCGAGTAACCGTAGATAACGCAATTGCTTGCCGCCGATGCATCCCAATCAAGGTCAACACTTCCGTCTGCGTTTGCAACAGCAGTCAAGTTTGTGACTGGATTCAGATAAGCCGCAGTGATTGTGTTATTGGACTCGACATACCCAGAGCCAGAGAAATTGTTTGTGTTTTGCGCAGTGGTGCCAAATGTGTTTCCACTGGCTGTGGAGAACGAGTTGGAACTTACTCCGTTGTACACGGAGGAGCCGTTATTCCAATTATTTGCAAACTGAATAGCAGTCGTGTTGCCGTTGAATGTGTTACCTGAAACCATTTGATTGCCAGCGCCAACTGTCCAACTTGTCGGAATCCATGACGATAAGTACACGCCAACACCGTTTGAAGTAAATGTTGAGTTGGTTACCTGCTGACGGTTGAGCCCTCCTAGATACGCACCAAACTGCGTGTTGCCTGTGAACTGACTGTTATTTATTTTGACAAAGCGCTCGGTACGAATGCCATAAGTATTTGATGTAAATGTAGAGCCATTGACATAAATACGATTTGAGTAATCAGTATCCGTAAGGCTCAGGGCTGTAGGTGTTCCGCCGTGGTCAGAGGTAATTGCATAACCATTATTGGTGAATTGGGAATCATTGAATGTGGTTACTCCACCACCGCCTTGATAGAAAGCCCAAGATGAATGATTGGAAATCTTTATACGATTGAACGTCATTGTTCCAGAGGCGTTGTAAATCAGCCCACCGTTCCATGAAACATTTTTACCTTGCTTGAATGTGATGTCTTCAATAACAATTGTTCTTGAGCCATTGTTGTAAATGGCTCGCCACAAATTATTGCCATCAATAATTGTCGTAGCCATTCCCGTGCCGGTGATTGTCACCCCAGCCGTAATATTGGGCAAGTCGGAAGTAAGGGTGATTGTCCCTTCTGTGGTGATGTCAATGGCATCGTAAATCCCACCAGCATTTGCGTTGGCTTGATTGATTGCCCAGCGAAGAGTTCCGCTTGAACCATCATCTAAGAGGCTTGTAACTTCAAGCGATGTTGAGGCAGGAATCGTAGTGGTCGTAGTCGTAGTCGTAGTTGTGGTAGTTGTACTACTGGTAGTAGTGGTTTGAGCAACAGTGGTTGTGGTTGTAGTGGTAGGGGGAACGGTTGGGGCAGTTTCACTATTTGATGCAACTCCACCAAATGATGTACAGGTACTAGAAATGCAACGGTTTGTTGAACCAGCCTCACTATCAACCATCAGCGCTGGAGGCAAACCTGTGTCGTCAAGGTTGAACGAAGCAAAACCAAGTTTATAAGTACCGCTTATAGAAACTTGATATGTTGAAGTTTGCCAACCCGTAGAGCCATAAGAATTCGTTGAATAGTCGCCAGTTCCAGGATTAGTAAATCCAAGAAGTGCGTATTGCTTGACATAGTTGTTTACCGTTACTACTGGAGTGCCAGTAACAGTCACGGGAACGAGTGAAGTTATGGAGCCATCATTGTAAGGAACATAGTCGGTTCCGACATAGTTCCACGCCATTGTGTAGGTCGTGCCTGCCGTCAGTTGCACCTCACGAGTTATCCATGCCGCGTCCGTCGGTGTACCTCCGCCATTGCCTGATGCTTGCGCCTGCGATGTAAGCATGTTTTTAATTTCTGTCACTGAGCCAGCCGAAAGGCTCAAAGCACTTGAGGCTTGGTCAAAAGTCTGTTCACCTTTGGGTTGAAGCAGAACAGCGTTTGTTCCGTTGTTGGGTGAGAATGTCCAACTTCCAGAAGCAACTGCTGGTGCGTAATACTCGCTAGACGGGCTTCCAACAGCACCCCTAGAACCGTGAGTGAAAGTCCGAGAACCAGTAAATATAGTTACTCCACTACCGTTACCAGTAATGGTGTTGCCCAATGTTCCAGACTGTGATCCTTTTGACCAGCCTGTGAAAGTTCCATCCTCAAAACCTGCATCAGGGAAAGAATCAGCCCGTGCAGTATCGGGCAAAGGGACAAAAAGGGCGAGCAGGAGTAGAGGCACAACGAGCGCCGATACGCGCTTAAAGATTGAATACGACCGTTGAAGCAATGAAGAACCCCGACGATAATTTTACAACATTTGATCCTCAATAAAAAATACCCATTTTTGATGTATAATCTAAATAACTTTCAAGAAAGCAACAGAGGTTTAAATGGCTGGTGCAGGCGTTCGCTTGTTTTCCGCTGGTAGCCAAGTATTGGCATCGCAGGTAAACACTTATTTGATGGATCAGGTTGTCGCTTATTTTGCGGACAGCGCTGCCCGTGATGCATCATTTGGCGGTGTTGGCGAGCCGACTTTGAGCCCAGGTCGTGTTTGCTACTTATTTTCCGACAACAAACTGTACCTATATGGGAACGATAATGCGTGGGCAGAAATCGGCGCACAGTTGGATGACAGCGAAGTAACCACAGCAAAGATTAATAACCTTGCCGTAACTGAAGCAAAACTAGCGGACAACTCTGTTACTAGCGCAAAAATTGTTGACGGAACTATTGTTAACGCAGATATCAACGCTTCTGCGGCGATAGCGCTATCAAAACTTGCTAGTGGCACAGCGGCTCAGGTGGTTGTCCATAACAGTTCTGGCGTTCCAACCGCAACGACCGTAACGGGAGATGTCACGATCTCTTCCTCTGGTGTGACTGCTATAAGTTCTGGTGTAATAGTTGACGCTGATGTTAATGCTTCCGCCGCTATTGCTTATTCAAAACTCAACCTCGCTGGTTCTATCACGAATAGTGACATTTCAACTACAGCCGCAATTTCTCTCACCAAGGTTGCTGACGTAACAATATCCACAAAAACAAGCACCCCATATGTGATAGCGTTAGGCGACAAAAACTCGTTGATTGAAATGAACCTCGCAGGAGCGAATGTGGTGAACGTCCCAACAAACGCATCTACACCTTTCCCGATAGGAACAGTAATTAATATTGTTCAATATGGTGCAGGAAAAACACAGGTAGTTGCTAGTACTCCGGGTACTACATCTGTTCGTGCTACACCGGGCAACTTCTTGCGGGATCGGTACGCAACCGCTGCGCTTATCAAGCGAGGCACAGACGAGTGGTATCTGATAGGTGACTTGAGCGAAACGTGATAAACCAATTCGGCAATATTGCTGGTGGCGGAAAATTTGTTACATCTCCAACTAGCGTTTCGGCGACAGCAAGTGGTGCTGTGGTCAATGTGACCTTCGTTGCGGCAACTTATGATGGTAAAGAAATAGCCACATATACGGTCACTTCAAGTCCGGGCAACATAACAGCCTCAGGTTCATCATCTCCGATAACCGTAAATGGTCTTACTGCCAATACTGCCTACACCTTCACTGTTACCACCGACAGCACTTATGGTGTCACGCAAACTTCTTCACCTTCAAACTCTGCTACCCCACCATATTTCCCACCGTACTTTCCACCGTTTTTTCCTCCTTTTTTCCCGCCGTTCTTCCCGCCGTTCTTCCCGCCGTTTTTTCCTCCCTTCTTCCCGCCCTTCTTCCCGCCGTTCTTCCCGCCCTATTTCCCACCATGTTTTGCCGGTTCATGCGGTTCATGTTCCCCGTCATCATCAAATGGAACGGGAGCGCTTATCGGGTGCCAAATGCCGGGCTGTCAGACGGGTTGCCGTTACTACACAACCACAACAACATGTGGTTGTACGGGGTGCACCAATGCCTGTGGTGTTCCTGGGTCGGTATCCTCTGGATGTTCAACATCCAATACTGGTTCGGTGTGTGTATAGCCAATAACCGTATATGCTATTGTGACTATTAACAGAGAAAAGGACACCACATGTCAGACGAAACCCCAACACCACCAGTATTCACGGCACCAGTAAACCATACACATTACGCTTTCGTCGTAGATGGTGATTTGGGCTGGCTTCACTCAATAGACAACAACCTTGAAGGTGCAAACGCTGTATTCAAGTCTGCCCCAACGATCGTTGAAATTTCAGAAGAACAGTTCCTCAATTTCCTAAACGGAGCGATCCCGCCGTACGGCAATTACAAGTGGGACGGCACGAACTGGTCGCTCGCCACAGAATAATGAGCGCATGGCAGGAATATAAAAAGAAAATGGGAACAACAACCCCATTAACCGCGCTCAACCCTGATAACTACAATTTTGACGAAACCGTATCCAACAAGCGATACGAGATATGTGAATCATGTCCTAGGTTTTTCAAACTGACCAAACAATGCAAAGAGTGTGGTTGCTTCATGGCTATAAAGACAAAACTCCGAGAGGCAGAGTGTCCTTTAGGCAAGTGGTAATTGGGGTAGTGTTTATACATGGCTTACCTCGGGCATGAACACATTTATACTTTTGATGATTTCATCACAGAGGAAGACGCCTCAGAATTAATCAGATTCCACGATGACGAGTTTCAGTGGGATAGCAGTATGTCTTGGGTTGCCCCATTGGAACAATTCAATGTTGGATCCGTTGTCCTCACAGGCGCATATGGGGAAGAGGTAAAAAGAAGGCAAAGCGAATGGAGCCCCACTTCAACGCACCCATTAAGCGCTGTTTATGGCGAAAAAATCATGAAGATAGCCTCACAGACATTTGGTAGAACTTTAGTTCACAGGCTTATCCCTTACTACAAGAAATTTCTAGTTGGTTCAGATCATGATCCACATGCTGACAGTGAAGCGATGGACAAAGGCGTTGTTGACTTCATGCCACGGTATAGTCCAAGCGAATTCAATACACCTGTCCTCATTGAGGTTGCCGCAAACCTCTATCTCAATGATGAATTTGAAGGTGGAGAACTTTATTTCCCCACTCGCGATTTGGTGATTAAACCAAAAGCAAGACAACTGATTCTTTTCCCCGGCGGGCACGAGTACATTCACGGAGTCAAAACAATAACTAGTGGAGATAGATGTGTTTTGTTCAGTCCGCTAACAAGCCCGCAACGCCTACTTCTACACATGCACGCCTACAACACATGGCAGGAACTAGAGAAGGTAAAAAATGAGCGACAATGATTTGTTTAACGGCACCACGCCCGAAATAGACAAGCCAACTATCAAAGAGATCATGGATACACCCATGGAAAGTTTGGGTGGAGGGGTCGTACGATTCCCCGGCGTAGTTAAAATTGACCGAGAAAAAGTAAGCAAATGGTGCGACGCCAATGCAAAAAAAGCCCACGAGCAAAGATGGACTTACCACAAAGACAACGATGGCGTCACCTATGCGACCAACGAAGATGGGAACAAATTTTCCCTTGAACAGATTGAAGAAGTTCCTGTTCGTCTTTTAAACCCAGTAGAACAAGACACAGATCCTGAAATGGTAGAAATTTTCAAGCATTGGGAAGACGAAATTTATAAATGCCTAATCAAATACATTGATGAATACCCAATGGTTCTTGGAACCTTGTGGTGGAGAAGCCGTGGTCACTTAATGCGATACGACGAAGGAGACTACCTAGGTATTCACAATGACAACGATTCAAACTTCCGCTCCACCAAAGGCAAGCGATATGTCCCAACTGGTCAGATGCAGATGCGTCAAGTTGTTGCAATCATGCTGTACCCAAATGACTGCGTTAATACAGAAGAAGAGTACGACGGAACGAACTATGTTGGCGGGAACTTATTCTTCCCATACTTGGGTATAGAAACCACACCAAAACAGGGAGATATTTTTATCTTCCCAACAAACTATATGGCTACCCATGGTGTGAAAACAGTTACCAAGGGGCACAGATACGGATATCTAGAGTTTTGGTCTCAAGGTAATTCCGACGAAAGTGTTTTGATTAGCGTTGCAGAGCCTGCTGATTGTGATGGTTGGTGCCGACCGCATTGGATTGACAGCCTGTACGACGACTACAACAAGTATTGTTTGTACTCAGAGTATTTAAATCCTGAGAAAGTTGATCGCGCAAACCCTGTTTATCAGAACCGAACCCTTGAAGGCAACGAGGGGCAAATGCAACCGTATTCTCATCACAGGGTTTTTGAAGATAACAAAGACAGAGGGAAAATAAATCCAGATGTTCTCATGCCCAACATTCAAGAAAGTTGAGTTCATTGATCTATTAGTGAATGCCTCGTATTATGGGCATCTTCTCAATGTTTATGGCGCTGTAGGTTTTAAGAAAATAAATGTTACTCCAGCACAACAGCAAGAACTATGTAGGCTTCTAGGTGATTTTGTTAATTGGATACCGAATTCCAAACATCCGACTCCAACAGTTGAACAGTACATCCAAACTTTTGAATTAGAACTCCAAAGTAAAAAGCCTAGACAAAAATTCTTGACAGAATTAAGCATGGACATAACAAGCCAGCCACCACCCGTCGGTTCAATCCTGAACAACACTGTTTTTCAGTGCAGTAAAAAATCGGGATCAACAGTCCTTATTGATATGAGAAAAGTGTTTAGCCTCCTCAGGGAAGAGTGGCAAGATTTTATTAGTAAAATTGCTTGGCTTGATTCGGAAACAGGGATTTCGCGTCTGATGGTTGAAAAACATAGGAGCACTAATCAAAAGATACTAATATTTTCTACAGAATTTGCATTAGAATTAGAACAAGATTCAAGGTATAGATTTTTCTCAGACGGTGAAGAAATTAATCAGGAACAGAAAAAAATATTAAAAGAAATATTTGAAGAAATACTTGACATTATCCATATATGCAATCTGAACATCCTAGAAGAATGGAAATGGGACGAAAAAGACTTACTGATAATTGATGACAGTTGCATGATGCAAGCAACAAAAGGTGGATTCAAGTATGGCTCACGAATAATGATCCACCAAAAATGTTCGGCTAACTAGTTATATCACCAACATAAACTTGTTTCTGATAGGAATATCCGACATCTTCGCGGAGTTTTTTCATCCAAGAGTATTGTGCATCCATTGAAGTTGATTGCGAATTGATATCAAGATGGGAAGTCAAACCATGAGCGAACCAAGACAGGTAAGCGAACCTGACACCACTCTCTAATGGTGCAACAGAATGACACCCAATAAAAGAAGATGGGTAGATGAGGATGCTTCCTTTTGGGGGCTTTATATTTATTCCCCAAGGCGCAAAACCTATTTCTCCTCCTTCGTAATCATCGTTTAATACGAGGCTAGAAGTAAGCGTATTGTGAATAGGGAATCTATTTACCTCAACAAAACTGTTCGGCTCATACGCAATGGCGCAGTCAGAATGCGATCCAATATACATACCTTTGTGATACTCAATAAAATACCCACGAGTTCTCCAAGTAACCGTTTCCATCACAACAGGAAAAGATTTACAATATTCAACAAGGCATTTGTAGATTGAGTCCTCCAATAATTGTACAAAGGCTCTATCGTCATCCGAAATTCCTTGATACAGAGTGTTGGTATGGCGAATCGGTAGAGAAGAAAGATGGTCGTCTTGGAATTCGTACCCACCATTGTTTTTGACTGTTTCCTCATCTTTTGCAATACCGTAGACAGTCGGAGGGGAGTTATCGTACATTCGCTTCATAAAAGAAACAAAGAACTCAGAGTCCACATTGACAGCATCTTCAAAAAGAATTATTCCGCTACCCAGATGTCTGGCTTTCATTAGTTCATTCGCTCTGTCAAAGTAAAACCAAGATGTTCTGTATCTTTGACATTGGCAGTCAAATAGTTGCGGAAGTCTCTCCTTAGATTTGGCATGTACACGTTTGTTGATCGTTGCGCCTCTTCGGGGTCAGTTGTAGGGTCAACAATTGTTTCGTTGAGGTCAGGGTTTGGTGACCCATGTGAATACCAGCCAAGGTAACTGTAACGAGTTCCGCCAGTAACTGGTTTCACTTCGTGTGAGGCAATAAAGTTTGAAGGGAACATCAGAATGTCTCCCTTGCGAGGAGAGTAAGTTATTCCGAGATAGTCAAAAACATGTTCTCCTCCACTGAATGCATCCTCTCCAACTTGATCTATACCGACGCAATCGTTGACATACATAACTACTGAAAGAGTATTTTTTGTTGGTAACTGCTCTTTAGGGTGGTCTATCCCGTATAGATAGTCCACACTTGAATCAGAGTGTGTCCCCAAGAATAATCCACCCTTTTGTGTTGAGTAAGAAACAATATGCCCCTTAACCTTCCACCAAATATTCTTGTATGCGAGCGGATGAATGGTCATATAGCCAAGCAAACAATTATCTCGGGCAGATTCTAAAAAATTCAATAGTTCAATTACTTCAGGTCGCTTATCTTGATGAGTGTTGGCTGCCCGCCGTGGCATCATATCAACACCATCTTTTCTGAAAATATACCCACTTCGGTTTATGTAACAGGGTTCGCCTGTTTCAGGGTTTATCCCTTCTGTGTACATAGATTCACGTTCAGAAGCAACGAATTCTTCAAATAGATCGCGCGTTGAGCCCCAATCTACCGTGAAGGCGTTTTTGAAGAGTATTACTCCACCACCCAATTCCTCTGGCTCTATCCCGTTGAATTTCATTTAAATGTGGTCTTTCGCTCTGCTTTTGAATAGTGTGAGTTTCTCTGGAACCCCATTAGGGTACTTGCGATAAATATAGTCTTCATAATCGTCAATGAGAGTTTCAAGCCACCACTGACCACCAGAATGGTATTCGCCGTCAGACACAATAGGGTTAACCCCATGTTCAGGTGCTGGTGTGCCCTGAGCGAACCACAAAAGATATGAATACCTTGAACCCTTGGTTATTTCATGTATCTCATGGGCTCCAAGATAGTTTGCTGGCATCAAAACGATAGAGCCCGTATGAGGGACAATGTCAATATCAAAGTAAGGAATACTCATGTGACCACCGCTGAATCCATATTCACATTGACTTCCGTCATCGGTGCACGAATTGAAATAAACAAGCGCAGAAACAACGTTCCGAGTCGCATGATCAAGTTGAGGAATAGCGCCATACCTGTAATTCACATCATTATCAGAATGAAAGCCAAGGCTGGCACCCTCGTCGTAGCAAAGAACATGACCACCAGATTTCCACCACAAACACTGCAAAATCGCAGGGAACATCTCTATATATTCAAGAAGTGCTTCGTAAACACGATCATCACATTCTTTAAAGAATGGGTGAGTTAGGTTTTGAATTCTTACTGGTGAACGCTTGTATGCGTCAAGACCATAAATAAACCCACCCTTATTGATGGTGTGCAAGGGTTCACCGTTATCGTCATAGACAATAGTGAAATTCTCTTGACGCCACTTTTCTTTTTCCTGTTCAAGATATGAAATCAAGTCACCCTGTGGGACGGTTATCGCATTCTCAAAAAGAACAGTTCCGCCACCAAGATGTCTTGGCTGAAGCGGATTTTTTTCATTCACCAAAAACCTCTTTCAATGCTTCCAAAATAGTCTCCGTGCTTTGATCTGTCAGCCTCTCCGCGGCAAGAGGGAACTCACCCCAACTGAATCTGCGAATAACCCTACCAGAAGAATCAACTAGAAATTTTTCATAGTTATGAGGGACACGATGAAGAGCCTGATTCGCAAGATTATGACCATGTGACGCTTCAGCAGAGTTGTCCGCTCTGGTATCACTAGAAATTCTTTTTGCTGTTCCTTTTAGAAATGAAAATAAAGGATGCTCGTTCTCTCCGTTGACTTCAACTTTTTCTGTGATTGGAAAAGTTACCCAAGGGTACGCCTCTTTTACAAATGAGGATATTTCTTCGCTTGTTGCTGGATCCTGTGATCCGAATTGATTGCATGGAACACCGACTACCGAAAAATCCTCGTACATATCGTTGATTGTTTGCAATTCCCATAACTGCCGCGCGGTTCTCGTGTATGACCATATTGCACTTATTTTAGGTAAGTACTTTGTTTTAGTTGCAATATTGACTATCATGCATGTCTTCCCGCGAATACTGGATAGCACATCATCTGTTCCACCATCAGCAGAGCCAATTTTTATATCAAAAACAGAGTTCATTGTAGACACCAAAACTGTGTCATAAAAAATCTGACACCAGATTCAACAGGTGTCACATAGTGAGTGTAGATTTCCGAAGAAGGAAACAAAGCAAGCATTCCCCGTTTTGGCGAAACGCTTACGCCAAGATTGGGAAAATTTAATACCCCACCAGTAAATCCACTATTCAGATATAAAACAGAACTCACGTCTCTACTTTCATATCCTGCGGGTGTAGGGAGATCAGGTTTTAGACCGTCATAATGAGGCTTCAACATCTCACCTTCTTGGTATCCGCAAAAATCATAGCGATTTTCCAATCCGACCTTGCGCCCCCAGATCAGTTCAATATGTTCATGAATTTTGTTAACAATGGGGTTGAAAAATTCGTCCATTTGACCATTATTCGCAATTACCAAAGATGGCTGTTTGTATTCATCACCATTATCATCTTTTGTTGACGAGTAAAAATTGACCCCATCGTCCGTCAGTTCAGTTAAAACTTTCTTTGGATGTGCGATCAGCCTTTGTTCAATAATCTCTGCTGTTTCAACATCAATGAAATCGTCCAGAATGTGGATTCCGCCAGTTGTTGGATGGTCAATGATCATACTGAAATAACTCCCTTGACATTAAGCGTAGAGTAATCGTTGATCTTCATATAACCGCTCACATTCCCATTATCTTCAACAAGGTTAAGGGAAACTTTAGCAATCATCGGTGTGGAGACCTGATATTCGGAATAGAAACAACCTTCACTAAGGGAGTATGTGATATCCGTTGAATACTTACCTTGCTCAATTTTTGCCTTTGAGTCTGTATCAAAAACTATAGATATGTTTTCGTTACCTAAAGGTGTTAAAACGGTCAAGCGGTACGACTTCCCAAATAATGGAGAACCAGTTTCGTAGTGGAAACCATTATTGAACAAACCTTGTGGAGGGCATTCTTTACTCCAAACATTAACAATCAACGACTGTTTAACCCCAGAAGGCGCTGGTGTCGTTCCATGAAGTTGATGACCTGCATCAAATATGATTAAGCGATTACTCTTATATTTGATTCTTTCACGAGTTTCTATTGGGCTATTTTTCAAAATCGGATCAATGAAACTTTTCTCCAAAGAACCGACTGAATCACGAACCAATAAGATTGGATAAAGTTCAAAAAAACCTGCTTCTTCTCCGTTATCCACTCCCCACCAAACAGCACCGAGAGTTGGTGTTCCTAAAGATTTATCGTGAACGTAGCGAGCAGTGTCGGCATCAATATGTGGTTGTATGTACTGACCCGGCTCATATGTTCTTGTCCAATACTCAAATCCGACCACTTCATCAATGTTTATTTTTCCCTCAAATATCTTTCGGATCAATTTCTTTTTGAGGGTATCCATTGGGCTTTTCCACCAACCATCCCAAAACATGTATGGAGAAAAAACCGAACCATTAGGGTCGTTGTACATATTCGGCACAGATGCGACCTTCTCCCCATCACCCATGGATACAGGGAAAAATGAGTCATCATCAAATATTGCGCTCAGGGTTACTTCGTCAAAATAGTTGTCTTGAATAATCATATTACTCCTTAACAACTATTGTAAGTCCATAAAACAAAGGTATATGGTAGACATTACAGAAACTATTGTGTTTTAGTTCATGATGCCATTCCCACGCAGGACTTACTATCGTTTTATTGTGATACAGAAATGAGGAGTCCGAACTGTTTTGGATCAGCATCACCCCACCAGAATTGAGCCTGTCAACATAAGTTGATGCACCCAAAAACGGATTCTCCATATCCGATGACCAACCAAGAATCAAGTCATATTTAGTGTCTTCATCCAAATCTAATTCCTGTCGTGTCACCATTTTATACGGCACATTTGGAAGAATATTTGAAGTCCCTTTAGCGAATCGTTCATAATACAAAAGTCTCTTTGAGTTAAGTATTGAAAGTTCTGCACCATACTTATTCACGAGCGTGTCATACTTGAATCTGTCCAAATATCCTGAAATTGACAGAACTGTATTCATTCTTTTCACATCAAAAATTGCAAAAACTAGTGCTAAAGAAAGCCACTGCGGACTTGAGTATCCTTTATGAAGTTTGGCGTGAGGCTGATGAATTACGTAATCAAAATCACTAGCCCCACCAGTAGCGATATTGCGACGATCAACGCCAACGGTATTGAACATATACTCGCCAATTAAAACAGACTGTGCGCAATCTTCATCTATGCATTGGTCGGCAAAATCAGAAAGCGGTACGTCTGTAAAACTGCTCAAATCAAACAGTTGATCTAACTCGTATCTTTTGTTATCAGACATTTGATAACTCGTAGGATGAAACTTGAAGATCAAAGTATGAGCGACGAAGAACCCGTGCTAAAAGTATGTTCTGACTCTTTAGATATTCATACACGGCATAGTTTTCTGTGTGCATATTTATAAGATGCGAAGGCTTATATGCATAAATCGTGCGAATACGCTCCATTGCCTCATCAAAAGAAACAGTTTTGATTTCTGATTGTTCATAACCTAAAGTCAAAAGCACGCAAGCAATTGTTGTGGAAGCATAGCCAAAATCAGAGGTGGCGTCATAGGTTTCATCCTTTGTTTTCATCAGTGCCGTCCTCTACCGTGTAGTCAATAGTATGACAATTAGTTACCCATTCACCGTTGGACAGCCATCTTCCTGTTTCGCTCTCAAAATAAATTACGCCGTCATCAAACTTTGGGAGGTCAGTATCTGACTCCCCAAATTTTGTTGGATCTTCTACTTGCTCGTTCGGATCCATGACATTACGACAACTTCTTTAATGCAAAAATTTCGCTTTTCAAACATTCCCAACTTGTATGAAGTGGGTCTTGAAAATTATAAGGATTAGCCGAAGTTTCGTTAATAGAAGACGGGTCAATATCCATCATTTTAGAAAGAATAAATATTGATTCCTCTAAAAAAACCTTAGCCTTAGATCTTGCCTTCTCGTAATCAAAAACGCCTATGTCCATAGGCTTCCATGCTAGTTCATCGGTTCATTCAGTTTTGGCAACCCCTGAAATGACGGTCCGATCTTATTCCCGTCGGCATCCAAACCAGTTTTTATCCCTTTTGTCCAAGTCCATGGTTTTTCTTGGTTATTTTTTGATTTCATGGCACCATACTTGGATCGTTGTTCAACAAGTTCTTTGTCATCCCACAGGCTTGACACTTCAAAAGAAGTTTCAGAAAGCACCCTATTGTCAAATAGGGTAAAAAACATGAATGGCATACCAGCCTCAAACACGACTGGTTCACCAATTCTGGTGATCATCCAGTTCATTTGGAACTCATCCGGCCACCAAGAACTTGGAATGATTGCAGATAGTGGTTTAGCACCATCAACCATATAGTTTGGCGACCCACCAATCCAAATGTCGTAGTTTTCTTCTGTGCGAAAAGCGTATTGTGTTGAAAAGGAGATCATGCCAATAATGCTTGAATGAACAATGAGTTTGTGTGCGCCAAGCGCAGTCTGTATCTTTTCACCAGAGATGATGGTTGGTGGCACATTGCCTCCATTCCACTCAACGACCACATCCTGCTCTAGTTGCAATTCCCACCCATAAACATTCGCATAGGTCATTGGTAGGCATTGGTAAGCATGCTTGTTATAGGTGTTGTCCATCCACTCCCGTTTGAGCCGAGACTGAACTATTTTGGGCGTAGTTGTCTGTGTTTTCAGTAATTGTATTTTTGACATTAATAATTTTTTTCTTGACTGTAACTTGCTTGACGGGTTAGGTCATGGTTGTTGTCGTTGTAATCAAACATTGTCACAGCAGAGTACTTCGTCCCTGAAAGAACTGGCTTAGCCGCATGGGCATATATGTATGTTGATGGGAAAAGAACAATATCTCCGTATTCGGGCTTGAAGGACAAATCCAAATAGGGGAACCATAATTCCCCACCCTCGTAGTCATCATTCAAATACATACATGATGAAGTAGTGCATGTATAAGAAAAACCATGATCTGTATGGACTTGAAAGTGTTGATTCGTTCCATACCTAATGTAGTTAATCGCCTCCATGTAGGCGAGATTAATGTTGTAGCGCTTCTCGTAGTCCGCGATGCACTCTTTCAGCGGGTTTTTAGTGTCATTGTAAATGTTTATCAATTCAGAGAATTGGGGAGGGCAGTGTTTGATATGGAGTTCACCCATCTTGCAATCAACGCAATCTCTGTACTCGGGCATTTTTTGGTTATAACCAACTAGCGCATCCATCCACATGTATGGCGGTGTCTTGCTTTCCCCAATTGTTTCTTCAAGACGATCTACAAGTCTTAACGACTTTGGTAAGGCGTTTTGATATAACAGGATCCCTAGACGTGGGTCACTTAAATGAACAGGATTTTTCATATGCTCAGTCTACCTCCCATACTTGTTGCCATGAGTATCTTTCGCCAGAAGTAACACTGGTCACTTCATGACATGAATTCTCGTCGGCAATGTTATTAAGTAAAACCATCGTATTGGCAAGTGGCTTCAGCGTGATACCGAGAAACGGAGCATGGAATTCGCCCCCTTCAAAATCATCATTTATGTAGTAAACCGTAGAAAATGAAGCAGATACATAATCTGTTCCTATGCTCTTTTCATAAGTATCAGAGTGCATGCGCAGACCGCGCCCATCTGAATACTTCAATAAAAAGTTATTGTATATTCCCCTAGGATGAATATCAAATGTTGACATAATAGCCTTCATTGACAAAATCTCAATTTTAAGAATAACTTTTTTTATTTGTTCATCAATCGGTTTATTGCGAAAATATGACCAGTCCATGACCGTGGGTGGGTAATCAAGATCGGTGTTATCTGTTTGAGATGGAACGTATGGTCTGAGATAAGAAACAGATGCGTCACCGCTGTGTGCAACATGTTTGAACCGCACAGCAGAAAGTTCGTCCGTTGAGGGCTGAAAATCTACGCCGCTTTTAACATATTCAAGTAGCAACTTATGATCGTCGGCGTTTAAGAAATCTTTAAAAACATGAAAATTAGTGTTTGGCATTGAATTAACTTTCGTCCAAAAGCCAAAAATGTTGGCGAACATAGCGCACACCTTTTGTGACGCTATTGACGCGATGAGCCATATCCTCATCCCATGGCGTGCAATTTAGGATTAGGGAATTTGGTTTTGGCTTAAAACTTAGCCCAATATACGGAGTGCAATGCTCTCCACCCTCATAGTCATCATTTAGGTAATAGATTGAAGCAAAATGGCATGGACGATGCGCAGTTGGTGAACTCTCATTAAAATCATAGCCATCTGTGTGCATTCTCATTGAGCGACTGTTTTCAATTTTTGTGAATACTGGCGGAAAAGTATTTTGTGCTTTTTGCCCAAACAAAGAAAAAATTTGTTCATTTATTTGAGAATCAAGTTTTGTGATTATGTCTAAGATCTTTTGTTCAATAGGTTGATGTAAGACCAGATTCCAGTCTTCATAGTTTTCCAAGCCCTCGGGGAAAGGTTCCGCCATCTGCCCACTTTTTATTTTTTCAAAAGTTTCATCATCAAAAACTTCTGAACGCAAATATTCAATAGATTCATCTTTGCTGTGCTTTACTGTATGAAATCTTGTCGCTGTAGGAGGTCTTTTATCCATTGATTCAGTGAATCCCCAAGTAAGTGGATCCGTATTTCTTACATACCAATCCAATGTTGACCATGAATCGCCATCTAGAAAATCTTGATAAATAGAAATACTCGGGTATACGCTTTTCGGCGGGTTGGACGGAGTCGGCATAGTTTTAAACATGTCACTCATCCACAACGGTATAGAAAGCAGGAGTCGTATATCTTTCTCCACTAATCACTGGTTTAACCCCGTGCATGTAATAGAAGTCTCCGGGGTGAAGTACTGCTAAACCCGGTTTGGGTTTTACGATGATGTCGTGCTGTGGGTAGTAAAGTTCCCCACCTTCAAAGTCGTCGTTGTAATAAAAAAGCGAATTTATGTCATATGTTGGGAACGGATTTGGGGATCCATCGTTTAATTGTTTATCGGCGTGGGGTTGTTGCTCTATCCCTCCAAACCAACGGATCAGGCATGGCGGACGGGAACTTAATTTTACATGAAAAATATCTTCCATGGTTTTAGCCATTTTGGCTATGTAGTGATCAATTAGATCGTAGATACCCGAATCAAGGCGCTTTAGTATCGTCGCCGTGCATTGACGGTCATTCCAATAGGACGCATCATAGGTGCAGACACCCTCTTCGTTGTAGGTGTTTTCTAGTTGATCGTTATGCCACTCTTTGATGTTTCGCGCAAAACCAATGATTTTTTTGACATCGTCAGAATCAATGAAGTTTTCTATGACATGAATGTTTTCTTTGCCTCGCCCAAAAGCGCCGGGTTTTACAGCCCAAGGACCATCATCAAAGTTGTGTTGTGTTTGTTCCACACAAAAATCCTAGCACTCTAGGGTGTGATACTTATTTGAATGCTGGTGGGAAGAACGGAGGGAAAAATGGTGGGAAAAATGGCGGGAAGAATGGTGGGAAGAATGGTGGGAAAAATGGTGGGAAGAACGGTGGGAAGAACGGAGGGAAGTATGGAGGGAAGTATGGCGGAAAAAACGGCGGAAAGAACGGCGGGAAATAAGGTGGGAAATAAGGTGGGAAATAAGGTGGGAAATAAGGTGGCGTTACTGCTGCGCTCGCTGCTGAAGCAGGACTAACAGGACCGCTACTGCTCGTAGCAGTCACAGTAAACGTATAAGCAGTATTTGATGTTAAACCAGTGACAGTCAAAGGTGAAGATGCACCCGTTGCAACATGACCACCGCTTGATGTTACCGTGTAGGAAGAAATAGTACCAGTTTTTCCAAGGTAGGCAGGAGCAGTGAACGGAACAGTAACGGTTTGCGCGGTATTACCTGCCGTATTGTTGACAACAGCATTTACGGTTGGCGTACCAACTGTCGGTGCTGCTGGTTGTTTACCGCCAGAATCTTTTCCTTTTGTTGCCATATTATGCGCTCAAGTCTCCAACGACTACCCATGTATTTTCTGCCCGTTTGATGAGTGTAACATACGACCACTGTGCGCGGAGTTTAAGACCCGGTGTTCCGTTTACCGTCACACCCGCACCAGCAGTGACGGTGCATTGACCAGTGTTTGTTTGCAAAACGTTTATTTGACTTCCAATAGGGAAGGCGACAGATGAGTTTGGCGGTACGGTGAGCGTGTTCGCTGTAGCGACACTCATTTCAACAACCTTGTTTTTGTCAGCCAATACAAGGGTGTATGAGGCGGTCTGTGCGCTTGTTGAAACATCTGCAATCATCCCGAGTGAAACGGTTCCAGAATCTGCCGTGGTTACTATATTCCCGTATGTCGTGCCGTCGTTTGTGGCTTCCCACTTATCAGTAGTTTCGTTCCAGCGGACAAGAACATTTGCCGAGGTTCCACGCTCTACTTCAATACCAGCATTCTCAGTCGGAGTACCTGTCACATCATTATTCAAAATAACAATGTTGTCGGAGACATTTAATGTTGCCGTATTGATTGATGTGGTTGTTCCAGAAACAGTTAGATTGCCACTCACCGTTAGGTCGTTGAATGTGACATTGCTACCAGTTCCGACAGCCTGACCGATTGCAATGGTCGGAGTTGCGGTTTCTCCAGAGTTGTTGGTAAGGGTTACACCAGTACCAGCAACGAGTGACGCAACGTAATCTCCAGTTGTTTTGGTGCCAAGAGCCACCGCGTCATTAGCAACCTTAGATGCAGTTACTGCACCATCTGCAATTTTTCCAGTACTTACTGCGCTATCCGCAATTTTTGCTTCAGTGACTGCTGAACCACCAATTTCGTTTGTGCCAACAGAATCATCAGCCATCATTGACTGCGAAATTGTGTTTGCGGGAAGCGTTACAGTTCCCGTGAAAGTTGGTGAAGAAAGAGTTGCGTACGGAGTGAAATCTGATGTCAAAGCAACAGTTCCCGTTGCATCAGGAAAAGTTACTGTTCGGTCAGCAGTTGGATTACCAGCGTTGAGAACCAATTCAAACTCGTCCGAGGTGTTCCCCTCCATTGTGATTCCACCTGTTAGATACAGGTTTGCGAAAGAAACATTGTCGCCAGTTCCTACTGATTGACCGATTGATAAAGTGTGGGCTGTGCTTTCACCGCTGGTTGCCGCAGATGAAGTAACACCAGTACCGCCAGTAATAGAAGCGACATAGTCACCTGTAGTTTGTGTTCCAAGTGCAATAGATGCTTCAGCCGTAGTTGATGCCGTGACACGACCATAAGCATCCGTGGTTACAGAGGTCATGAAAGTGCTTGTTGCAGAACCACTAGAGTTTGTTCGTGCCAATTCTGCAAGGTCAATACTGTCAGCGTTAATGACGATGCGCGTAGATGATGCAGTACCAATGCTCAGGTCAGAGTTGCTAGCGGCAAGACCATTACCAGCGATGATTTGGAATCCAAGACCCGTAAATTGCTGGAATGTGATGTTGTCTGTCCCAATGATATGAGCGCCATTGGTTCCTGAACCAGTTGACGAAATAGCAAAACTTTGATAGCGGTTTACTGCTGAAGAGTTACTTAGTGAACCAACTTCAACACCCTCATCTTTAGTGATCTGTTGGGCGACAGATCCGTCCATGTCTGTTGCGCGAGTCAAAACCCAAGTTGCACTTACTGAACCTTGAGCAGTAACAACATAAACACCGTTTTGTTTTTGATCTACTTGATTCTTGATCAGGACACGCTGTCCTGTGGAGGCATTTTCTCCATCAATTACTAGACGACCGTTTGAAGTCGCGGTAAGAGTTGCACCAATACCTGTTCCGCCGTCTGCGTCAGTTGTTCCAGCAGAGTATGTAGGTGTCTGTGGAAGCACAGCATGCGTTGCGAGAACAACACTCTTATGCCAATGCTCTTCGGCAAGGCGGTTTTCAAGTTCTAGTTCGGTAACGATAGGGGAATAAGTTGATCCGTTAACAGTCAATTCCCAAACATCGGTGGTTTCATTCCAACGGAGTTGAACATTTGTTGACGATCCGCGCTCAACTTCAATACCAGCATTCTCGGAAGGTGCGCCAGAAGCATTGTTGTTCAAAACAATGATGTTGTCATTTACAGTCAATGTTTCTGTGTTTAAAGTGGTGGTTGTTCCAGAAACTGTAAGGTTTCCTGAAACCGTAAGATCATTAAAGGTAACATTGCTATCCGTGGCAACTGCCTGACCGATAGCAATTGTTGGTGTTGCGGTCTCGCCAGAGTTGTTTGAAAGAGATACGCCTGTCCCCGCAACAAGCGAAGCAACATATCCGCCAGCGGTGTCTGTGCCAAGATCAATGGTGTCGTTAACCCACGCAGATCCATTCCATTTCAGGAATTGACCGCTAGAAGCACTCGTAATAGTTACATCGCCAACTTCATCAAGCGATGGAGGCGCATAATAACCAAGGGAGTTCCAAGCAGTAGACCCGTTTCCGAGTTTCATCTTTAGCGTGTCAGTTTCAATACCTACTTCGCCACCAGAAAGCGTAGGGTTGGCAGATGTCCAGTTTGTTGCTGTGTCTCGTCGCAGTATGATCTTTTTGTACGCCATTACGCGTTTCCTCCGTCAATTTCGTCCAACGGATCTGTACTGATCGTTGAGTTAGATGCTGTTCCTGATTCCCATACTGATATCCCCGCCACCCGTCGCCATCTGGTTCCAAAGCGCTGAAATACTTTATTACCTGCCGTGAACTGGTCGCCGTTCGCAGGACTAGATGGAAAGGTAACAGCCATACAGCAATAATACAGTATTATCCTACATCAAAAAGGAAGCCCTAATTAATGAAAACACTAAATAAATTATGTTAGGTCTCCAGATAGCAAAAATGTGTTTGATGCTACACAGGTGACTGTTATGAGTGAATATCGTGCTCTGGTCGTCACAGAGTTACCCGGCGAGACCATGGAAGCCGCGCCAGACACAGTGACAGAAACCTGTCCAGTACCATATTGAACAATGTCAACCTTTTCTCCGATATTGGCACTCCATGAACCAAGATCCACGCTTGTCGCAGAGGAACTGTTGAATTTGAGCAATTTACCGCTATCAGCATTCAACACCGAATAGGTGGTAGCGGAACTATCGGAGACAGTTTGTCGTGGAGCAGAGTTAACCCAGTATCCACTAACACCATCAAATCTCAAAATCTGGTTAGTGAGCAGATCGCCATCTATTGATACATCTAGCAATTCAGACAAATCAAAGAAAATCGGGTCTTCGCTAGTTACTTGAACCCATGCACCACTGTAGTAAATGTAAAGATTAAGACCAGTGCTGTCGTACCAGAAGTCTCCTGCACCAACATCAACAGATGGTGCGGTATCGGAAACCGTCATGCCACCAAAGTTGGCTAATGCGGTCTGAATGAACTCTGTGGTGGCAACCGCTGTGGTGTTGTTTCCTAGGGTTTGAGTAACTGCCGTCGTTCCTGTTGGTAGTGACGGGGTTCCAGTGAAAGTTGGTGACGCAAGTGGTGCCTTAAGGTCTAAAGCAGTCTGCGTTGCTGTGGAAATGGGCTTATTGGCATCCGATGTGTTGTTAACATTTCCAAGACCAACCATCGTTGGGCTGATACCGCTTACAGTTCCCGTGAAGGTCGGCGAATTCAGTGGAGCCTTGGCGTCCAACTGTGTCTGAATCGCCGATGTTACTCCGTCAACATAATTGAGTTCAGTTGTTGTGAGAGTTGCGCCATCAAGGATGTTAATTTCGGCGGCAGTTGAAGTTACGCCAGTAAGATCCGTTGGTGCGATAGAGATATTCGCGGAGCCATTAAATGACTGACCAGCAATGTTGCGTGCTGTGGCAAGAGTTGTGGCAGTAGATGCATTCCCTGTCAAAGCCGCACTGATTGTTCCAGCAGTAAAGTTGCCAGATGCATCACGAGCGACAATTGCGTTAGCCGTATTTGCGTCAGTTGCCGTGGTAGCAGAGTTGGACACTTTTCCTGCGCTTGAAATGGTTCCAAGTTTTGTGTCATCAATCGCGGCTGAAGCATTAATGTCTCCATTGACGATTGTTCCGTCAGCGATCATCGTGCTGGTGACCGTGCCCGAATCAGCACTTGTGACGATATTGCCGTAGACAGATCCGTCGTTTGTTGCTTCCCACTTATCGTTTGTTTCGTTCCAACGTACAGACACATTGGCGGAAGTTCCGCGCTCAACTTCAATACCCGCGTTCTCTGTAGGTGAACCAGTAACATTATTGTTAAGAACAACGATGTTGTCATCAACGGTAAGAGTTTCGGTATTAATTGATGTGGTCGTACCAGAAACTGTTAGGTTTCCACTTACTGTCAAGTCATTGAAGGTGACATTGCTGTTTGTGGCTACAGCCTGACCGATTGCAATGGTTGGAGTTGCCGTTTCTCCAGAGTTATTAGTGAGGGTTACACCAGTTCCTGCAACAAGCGAGGCAACATAATCACCAGTGGTCTTTGTCCCAAGAGCCACGGTGTTGTCGGGAATTGTTACCGTTCCAGTGAATGTCGGCGAATTGCTTGGAGCCTTGGTGTCAATCTGTGTTTGAATGGCAGAGGTTACGCCATCTACATAGTTGAGTTCTGTTGTTGAAAGAGTGGCACCATCAAGAATGTTTAACTCTGTAGCAGATGCCGTAAGGATAACATCCTCATTGATTTTTGGAGATGACAGCGTTTTATTGGTTAGGGTTTGAGTTGTATCCGTGCCGACAAGGGTGGTCGTTGCATCAGGAATGGTGATAGTTCTGTCCGCCGTTGGGTCGGTTACGGAAAGAGTTGTCTCAAACTCATTGGCAGTTGCACCTTCAAAAACAATGTTCCCATTTAGGTTTAGGTTGGCAAATGTTGGGCTTGCCGAAGACGCGACATCTTGTCCGATAGCGATGGTTGGCGATGCACCTTCTCCAGAGTTATTGGTTACCGTAACACCAGTACCCGCAACAAGAGATTCAACATAAGAACCAACTGTGTCGGTTGACAGGTTTACTGCATCGTTAATCCATGCAGATCCGTTCCATCGCAAAAAATCACCGTTAGTTGCGCTGGTGATCGTGACATCAGAAAGCGCATCAAGCGAAGCAACAGAAAGGTTGGCATTGGCGTAAGAAAGACTTGTCCAAGCAGTTGAGCCGTTACCAATCTTGAATTTAGCGGTATCGGTTTCGTAACCAAACTCGCCGTTATCAAGCGTCGGGTTAAGGGACGTCCATGCAGAAGCGGTAGTTCTTTTAAGTTGAATTTTTACGCTCATGCCGCTATCCCTCCATCAAAGACTGCTATCACACCGTTGGTCACTTCCGCCTCGTAGAGTTCAGGTAACGATATGTTTCCTCCGTCTAGATCTGGAAGCGCGACAGCGCCACTTACAGTATCCCACGAACCACTGTCGTAAATGTAAAGGAGGTTGCTGACATTGTTATACCAAAGATCTCCGTTCTCTGGGTCTGCTGGTGCGGTTGAAGAAATGGTTACATTCGCTCCACCTCCACCGCCTTCTCCTGCGGATACCTGAGTCCAAGTTGAGTTGGAACGGTAGTAGAAAACATGGTTTGTCGTATCAACAGCAAGCGCACCGTTCGGCAGGGAGACGTTCGGGGCACCATTTGTTGTCAATGTGACCATGCCATTAGTGGCGACAAAAACATCATCTGTTGTCAGGGTGTTTGAGTCACTCCTGTACAGATTCGTATCACCAGCGGCTGAACCTGAACCCCAAGTAATTTTTCCGCCAGCATCAATGCGGATTCTCGGAACAGCATCTGAATTTACTCGTGCTGAGAGTGCCTCATCCGATACGGTGCTAAAGCCAAACCCGCGTAGCGGTGACCCAACAAATTTTGTCATAGAAACTCAGCCTCAACTGTTTTCAAAAATATGAAACACCCCTCAAGGTGCTTGTTTTTTATAAATTTTTAACCTGTTATGACAACAGTGTATGCACCGTTGTCTGGGGCAACCGAGAAACTCAGGGTTACTGCATTAACATTGGTTCTTACAACATCACAGATCACCGTATCGTATGTTGCAGAATCAAAAACTTGAACAGACACATTTCGTGTGTTGAAGTTGTGTGTAACAACGATTGATGTTAATGAGTTATTACCAATGACCTGTGATGTGACGCGGGAAAGAGTAGGGGTTGTGGAAGTACGGGTTCCTGTGTCTCCGCCTACCGCAAGATTCTCGCGAGCGCCAGATTCGGTTGTAGCACCAGTACCACCCTGATCAACAGGGAGTGTTCCCGTGGTGTCATCGGATCCTTGTGCAAGGTCAATTACATTTCGGCTTAGAACACCTGCCGTGTATGTGAGACCATCACCAGCAATGTCTGACTTGATTTTGAGACCATCGGAGGTAGTGGCAAGACCAGCAATCGCTGCGTCAAGTTTAATACCTACAGCATCTGAGGTGATTGCAAGACCAGTGCTACCACCAATGGTTACAGAAAGGACACCTGCGTCGTAACCAAGACCGTCACCAGCGGCATCTGATTTGATGCGCAAAGCGTCAGAATGGATCTCAATACCAACACCTGTATTGACATTAAGAACATCGCCAGTTTTTGAAAGACCGTCACCTGCAAGGATGTTTCCCGCTACCGAGAAAAGTGAGAACGCGAGACCAGTTGTTCCAACGGTAATGTCGCCATCAGTGATGAGAACCCAACCGCTGTCTGCGTTCGTTGTTCCATTTTCAACGAAGGTGAACATGCCCGGTGTGACTTCAGCATTGTTGTCTGCGTCAGTTGCTCGTGAAGCAGAACCAGAAACAGAAGCAATGTAGATACCGTTTTCTGAAGCGGTACTTTGGTTCTTGACAAGAACACGGTCACCAGCGACAAGCGTATATCCGTCAATAACATCGCCAGCCTCAAGACCTGAAGCAATGGTGATCGCTGCGGTGGTCGCAACCTTTACGGACGCCTTAACATCAAGACCCGTGCGAGCCGCGTCAACATATCCCTTGTTGGCAACATCAAGATCAGCAGAAGGCGTTGCGGCTTTAAAACGACCGTTTGCGTCGCGCAAAACAAGAGTGTTAGCAGTTTCTGTTGCTGTTGATGCATCAAGTTTTGCTTTATCAGAAGCCGACATAACACCGTCATTGGACGATGTCGCAAGATTCGGCTGAATCGTTACAGCACCATTGGCTTCAGAGATTGTTAGCGCTTCGGACTGATCACCAGTGCTGGTAATGCCGTGAAGCATCTTGCGCCATGCAGAACCCGTATAAACCTTGATGGTTTTTTCGGTACTGTTATAAATTAAACGACCTTCAAAGTTGTCGCTTGAAGGATCGGACGCTAGAACCTCAAATTTACCGTTAATTAACTGATTTTGATTGAGATTTAAATTTGTTACGAATTTTTGTGCCATTTATTTAAATCCTCACGTCAAATAAGCGAAACCAGAAAAAGGGGCTGAAAAAGATACAGTTATACTTGTGTTGCTATTATATACTACATCACCAACTACTACTGTTCCTGCACTATCCACGATGGTTACAGACGGTCTTCCGCCCAAGTCATGTGTAATGTTCCATGTAGACGATGCACTACTTTGGGTGTGTATCTGTCTGTCGTTAAGTACCGCGGCGTCAATAGTTGCCGAAGACAAAGCGGTGAAAAATGGCGTATCCGGCCACCCTGCCTCGGTTTTCGGACCATAAAAATCGCCAGTAAGTACGTCAATATATATATCGCCAACATTGCCGTAGTCTGATGGCTGTGCGGGCATATTAAATCTCTATCTCAATCGTCCAAGGCGCACCCTCGCCATAGGAAACATTCGTTCTAGAACTTGCGGCAACACCCGGAAGAACTACCTGAATAATGTTGGGCTCCTCATTGCCAATATGGACAATGTTCCGTTGATCTTCAATAACAACATTAAAATCCGCGTTGCCCATCGTCAACTGTGTGGAAAGATCACTCATCGTGAAACCTCTCTTTCAAGTTTGAACTCTCCTCTAACCACTTTGTGAACCGCACCAGTTGCAGTTTTAACGATCTCTAGGTCGTAAACACCGCTTTGTGTCAATGAGGCAGTCAAATCGGGGGTTAAAGTCAGTGTTAGCGCCCCAAGAGCGGCGTTGATCGTGATTCGCCCATTGGCGGTAGTTAAACTTATAAGCGCAGTGGATGCGTCAACAGTTCGCCTTACTTCCATGCGGGCTGTATAGCCATTCAGAGAAAACACCGTTCCGTCGGCTTCTTTGATCTCTATGGTGCGCGTAAAGGTAGACCCTTGGTCGCACACCATGTTGTATTTTCCTGCAAGCATTAGCCCTCAATCCGTGACGCAGCCCAAACTGCTGTCACCTATCAAGAATACATCACTTGTAT